CGCGTCCCTGACGAACAGGAATCCTGAAAAAACGACCGGGACGGGATGAATATCAACAACCGATTTTGTCCATTCTTTTCTTTTCTCATCTCACTGCCTCTCAACGCATCTCATTTTCTCTCTTTACATTGCTCAAACTTCAACTTTCTCTTACCTCGATTTTCAAATCTGCAAAACTCTCGGTGCTCATTCGGTGCACAAAAGGCCCCGGCAGTCTCCTGCCGGGGCTGTTTTTGTGTCACTCCACGATGCACTCGTAGTACACGCGCGCCTTGTCCGGCACGGCGTCCTTGTCCTCGAGCCACGCCTTGGCGAGATCGAGGTAGAGGTCCGTCCCGCTGCAGCCGTGGTCCATGAGCACCTCGCAAAAATCGCTGTACACCGCATTCATTGCGCACCAAAATTCGATCGGATCGCAGTCAATGCCGCGCTCGTGCATCATCTTGAGCACATGGTCCGGTGCCCACTTCGCGCCGACCGTGCCGTCGGCGTTTTTCATGCCGCCGACCCACTTCTCGGCCTCCTCCCACGACAGACGCTCGTCATCGTCCTGCTGCTCGAATCCGATATGCCCCATCTCTCGGCGCCCCGGCTCGCGGCTTCGGCCGCCGCCTCTCGGCTCGATGTCGTACCGGCGGCCCATCGGCTCGTCGCGGTATCGGCGATCATAGTCTCCGTCGCTGCGCGGTGCATAGCGGCCGTCATTGTAGCGCTCGCGTCCGCGCCCGTCGCGGAATCGGCCCTCCGGCCGGTCTCTGCGTTCCTCCTCGCCGCTCCCGCGGCGGTAGAACATCATTTTTGTCCTGGCGTCCATATCGTCCCTCCTTATGCCGTCGGCGCCGTGCCGTTGACGCTCGCCAGATTGCTGCTCGGCGCGCAGGCAGCGCGACCCAGCAGCCGAAAACTGCCGCCCGTCGCGGTGGTGTTGAGCACCGTGCTGTACTTTGTCCGCGTGCGGATCGCACAGGCGGTCAACTGTGCGCAGCCGCAGCTTGTCAGCGGATACTGTACTGTCCCGCTGCCGATCGTCACCACGACCGGAGCCGTGATGGTCGCCGTCGTCGGGATCGTCTGCGCCACGACGAGACAGTATTTCTCGCCGTCGTTGTAGCTCCCGGCCGGCAGGTTGATCGTCAGCACGCCGTCCGCAAACGTCACGGCCTGCGAGATCACAAGGCGGCGGCACAGCTTACACACGTTGTTGCATGCCATGGTATATCCTCCTTTGCTCAGGGGCGGCATCTGCCGCCCCGATCTCTCATCCCGTCAGCAGCAGCCGTAGCCCTGCTGGCAGCCTGCGCCGCAGTAAGCAGCGTGCGGGTTCTGGACGAGGTACGTCGGCTGCGGCGTCGAGTTGCCGGTCCGGCGGATCAGCTCTGCCGTGTTGGCGTCCATCGCGGCCTTGAGCACGGCGTTCTGCTCGCTCTGCGAGGCGGCCAGACGGAGCGTCTGGTTTTCCTGCTGCAGGGTCGAGATCTTGTCGTTGACCATAAAGTCCAGGATGCTGCGCGTGTTGGCGTTGGCGTTGTCGATCACGTCGCGGGCCGTGCTCTGGATGGTGTTGCGGATGTCGCAGCTCTGCGTCGCGAGGTTGTAGTTGGTGTCGGCAAAGCCGCGCTCCATCAGGCGCTGCGTCTCGCAGCAGCACTGCTGCTGTCTCGCACCGAGGTCGCAGATCTGTCCCTGTACCCCGTTAAAGCCCTGCATCATGCCCATCTGCGTGGCGTTAAAGCCCTGCTGCATCGCGATCTGCCCGTTGAGCATGCCGGTGTTCATGGCGTAAAAGCCGTCGCACAGGCCGTTCTGGAGCCCGCGGATGCCGCTCTGGATCTCTGCCGTCGCAAATCCGTCGTTGACTGCCTGCCGCGTGTCGATGCCGCTGAGATACGGCACCGCCATACCGGCCCCGTTGTTGCCGTTGTTGCCCCAGTTGTTTCCAAAAATCAGGGCGAACAGGATGATCACGATCCACCAAGATCCGCCGCCAAACATATCGTTGTTGTTGCGGTTGCCGGAGTCAGCGCCCAGCGCATACCCCATGCCAAAATCATCTGCCATTGTTGTATCCTCCTCAGTTTTTATGATCCCACGGGCCGCGCGCGCCCGGTGAGTCCTTGCTGCGCGGCTTTTGTCAGGATCCGCAAACCGAGTGGATATGCTTACCGACGGAAAGGCAGCCCCAGCTGCTGTGCCATCTGCTCTACCGTCGTACCGCGCTCCCGCGCGGCGTTGTCCGCCATCTGGAGGAGCTGGTTATAATTTTTGCCCGCCAGCATCTGCTGCATCTGTTGGAGCTGAGGCCCCGCGCCCATCTGCTGCAGGGCACCCAGCGGGTTCCGGCCCCGCTGCGCCATCTGGATCATCATCATGAGCGGATTCATTCTGCCGGTTCCTCCTTCTTTTCTGCGGCAGTGAGCCGCTCGCTGATGCCGTTAAGCTGCGCCTGCATCTGCTGCAGCATCGTCAGCACCGGGTCTGTCGCGGTCTGTGTGCCGTTCTGCGCGGGCTGCGGAGGCGGCGCTGGAATATACTCCCCGAAGCGTGCAGCGCCCGCCGCAGCGTCCCAGCGCTTGGTGTAGATGCGGTTGTTTTGGATGTCCGCAAACACCATCAGGCTGCCGGAAAAGTCCACCGGCGTCGAGCTTGCCTCCTCGCGGCTCGATACCATCCTGCACATCGGCCCCTGCGGCTGCAGCGGCTGCTGCCCGTACCCGCCGTATACCGGCGGCATCACCTGATTGTACCCGGTCTGATAGGGATATGCCATTGTCTCCGCCTCCTGTCTTTGATGGATATATCATACCGTCTCAGCCTCTGCGCTGTGCCCGCTTCCGGCGCGTCTGTGCCCGCAATGTGTGCAGCCGCCGCTCGATCCCCTGCATCCGGCGGGACACCGTGCTCCGCGTCATCCCCTGCCCGAATTTGTCCTCCATTTCAAACGCAATGTCGAGCTGCGCCACCTGATCGATCAGGCACCGCCGCGCGATGTAGCTGTCCTCCTCCCCGAGGTTCGCCGCCCGGATCAGTGCCTCGACCTCCTCACGCCGCATCCCGGCCGTGCAGCTCCCCGCCTGCATCCTGCCCTTTGACATAGTTCCCCCTCCTGTGCATAAAAATGGGAGAGGGCTTTCGCCCTCCCCCGCTGTGCGGTATTTTGTTAATGCCACGGAGCCCTGTACAGGTCCCGCTCTGCATAGCCCTCCGCCCGGTATAGCAGGTCTTTCTGCTCCGCCGTCAGCTGCAGGCTGTTGATGAGTGCAAGGATCTTCGCCTTTTTCGATCCGCTGATCGACTTGCCGTTCGCGTCCTTGTCCGCGCTCAGCTCGGCCTTTTTCCGCCAGTACTGCATCCAGATCTTTGCGCCGATGCCGCCGCTTCTGGCCTCTGTCAGCTTGTCGTAGGTCTCCTCGCTCAGCACGGTACTCAGCGCCTTGTAGAGGCTGGTATCCGTCAGGTTCTGCTTGAGCAGCACGTCCACCTTGTCGTTGGTCGTTAGCTGCCCGTTCTCGCCGGTCCCCTTTGCGCTGGCCAGCTTGTCGCTGACCTTTTTGGCGTCGGTCGCGCTCAGCCCGGCCTCCGTCAGGTTGGTGTAGCGCTCCGCCTCCTGCGCAAACATCTGGTAATACTTGAGGCCGTTCTGGATCGCCTCCCGCTTTTTGCCCTTGATGTTGTGCTGGTCGAGCCAGTATGCAAACTCGGAGGCCTGCTGGCTGCTGCTGAGGCTCTCGTCCTCGTACAGCGTCCGGTACTCCTCGTACACGTCCATCACGTCGTCCCAGCTCATCCCGGCGTCCATCATGTTGGCGAAAGCCTCGTCCTTCGAGGTCGACTTCGCGCCGGTCTCCTTGTCGGTCACGCCGAACACCTCGGCATAGGTGTATGCCTTAACGCTGTCCCGCACGTCAAGCTCTCGGATCGCGGTGCGCTTCTGCCGGTTTTTGTCGTTGGTGGATAGATTCTCGTCCCCGTCCGCCTGCATGAGCTTGTTGTAAAACTGCGTTACGCCGTCCCAGCTCACGCCCTCGTCCATCAGTGCCTCAAACATGGCGTCCGTTGCGTGCTCATACTCGCCGGTCTCCTTGTTCCTCCGGCCGAACTCCTGCCGGAACAGGTAAGCCTTTTGCTCGTCGGTCAGGCCGGAGTTGTTGATGGCGTCCCGGATATCCCGCTGCGCCTGATCGGACGTCAGGGTGTCGTCTGCGTTGATCTTGATAAACTCATGCAGCAGGTTGTATGTCTCGATCGGGTCCGCCCCGTCCTTGGATAACGTCTGCCACGTCTGCGTGTCCTTGGTCGACAGGCTGGAAAGCCCGGATGCCCAGTAGGCATTTGCCTGCGGCGTCGCGTTTGGCCCGAAGAGGATGTTCTGCAGCGCCGTCCCAACGTTCCGCTCGACCGGATACTGCAGGCGCTCCTTGTCCCCGAAGCCCTTTGTCCGTCCTCCCTCGACGATCGTTTTGATGCCGGAGTACGTCTTGTTGATCTGCCGCCCGCCGGGGATCGCCTGCGTCACAAGCCCAAGCAGTGCCTCTCCGCTCTCCGGCGAGAGCAGCCCGTGCTCCGTTGCCGCGTCCCACAGATCTTTCCCCTTGCCGAACAGGTCCGGCATCATCAAAGTTCTGTCTCCCACGCCGACCATGCCGGAGAGGTTGGAGAGGAACGGTACCTCATTGCTGATGTTATACAGCGTGTCCTCTGCAGCATTTCCCCAGTCAAAGCCCTCCTGCGGCGTCGGAACGTCGTCGAACAGGTCGACGCCGAACATGGCATTGCTCGCCTTGTTGAACATGTATCGGATCCAGTCGTTGGTAGTCAGTCCCTCGCCGGATGCGATGAAATTCATGCTCATGCCGATGATGTCGAACGGGGCCGGAGTACCTCCGTAAAGCTCCTCCGTCACGCGGTTGACCACGAAGGCCGCAAGCACGGTCTTCAGGATCACGCTGCTGAGCACGCGCGCTGCCTTGGCCTTTCCGCTCTCCGCCGCGATCTGCCGGAACTGCCGCGGGAGATCCTGCGACACATGCTCCCAGCTGTTGAGCGCCTCAATCTGGAACATGTTGACCATCTGCATGACTGGTGTCTTGGAATGGAACATCAGCGGTTTGGCGCCCTTGGTACGGTCGCCCATGATGGAGCGTGCGTAGGCGTCTGCCGACCTCATGGCCTCCTCGTGCGTCTTGCCGTCACGGATCGCGTCGAGGTATGCCGCTCTGGCCGCGATCGTCGACATCGTCGTGTCGACGAATTCGGCCGGCTTGAACATGCCGGACATAAACGAGTCCGCGAAGGTGTTGGAGATATAATCCACGCCCTTTTTGCCCGTAATAAAATCGCTGTCCATCTGGAACTGCCGCAGTTTCCCGGTTGCAAACTCCGCCGTCGCCTGCGCGATGGAGCGCTTGCTCCGCTCTCCGAGGATCGTCGGCAGCTGCGCGATCTGGTTGACGGCCGACGAGACGTTGCCCGCGACGTTGGCCCTAGCAAAAGCCTGCGTGAGCTGCGTGCCGAGCTTCAGGATTCCACGTCCGCCTCTGTGTTCCGCCCCGCGGTCTCCGCCGAACTGCTTCCCTGCCAGCACGTCGCCGTAGTTTTTGAGCCAGACGGCAAGATCGGAATACCGCGTATTGTTTTTCTCTGCGGCGAACAGCTCGGCGATATACTGGTCAAGCTGTTTGTTGATCTCCGCCGTTGTCGGCTCTGCGAAATCATCGACCCGCTTCAGCTCGCGCAAAAAGTCCAGTTTCTCGTCTCTCTGCCCGCTGCGGGAAAGCTCGATCGCCTCCGCCAGCGAATTCTTGAAGTCGTTTTTCCCACCGAGACGTGTATAATTTTCCAGCGCGCGGATCTTCTGGATGTCGTCCGTGTGGAAAAGCACGTCGGACAGGTACGTCACATAGCTCTCAAACCCGTGCACGATGTCGTACTCTGTCTGCGTCCCCTCGCGGCTCTGGAAGAACGGCGTCCAGCGCTTGTTCGGCCGGAAGTCCTCCGTCCTGCCCGCGATCTCTGCCGGGAGCCTCGTTGCGCTGGCGTTAAAGCCCAGCGCCTCGAACGCCTGGTTGAGCAGGTTGACCTTGTCGGCCGTGCTCAGGTGCGGCGCGTAGTAGTCGATCTTGCCGATCGGCTCGTCACCGTGCGACACGAGAAAGTCTGCAATGGCGTTGTAGTAGTCGTCGAAAAGCTGCCGGTACTGCTTCACGGCCGCCGCACATTTCTTCTCGTCGATCTCGCCCTTGATCCCGTCCTTCTGCGTCAGGAACTGTGCATACTGCTGCGCCCACTTGCTTTCTGCGGCGTTCAGGTCGAGGTCCGTCGCCACGCGCTGGATCTCCGCCTCTCTTGCCTCCGCGTCCGGGCTTGCCTTCTGCGCGGTCTCCATCTTGGTCAGCTCCGTCACGGCCTTCTGGATCGCGGCCTTGTTCGGCGACTGGTTGATCCGCTGCACGGTCGCCTCGATGTCAAGTGCCATGTGAACGTAGGCGCTTTCTGCCTTGTTCAGGCCCTTGGCCTTGTCTCCCTCGCCCTGGAACTCGCGCACCGCGTCGAGCTGCCGGTTCATCCAGCGCAGCCGCTCAGCCTCGTTGCGCGTCACCGGATCAAAGTAATACCGGTTGATCTCCTCGCCGCGCTTGTCGCCGAACATCTTGAGCATCGAGCGCTGCGGCGTCCGGTAGTTGAGTACGAGCAGGGCCTCCTTGTCAAAGCCGCCCGGATCGCTCATCAGCTCCAGTTCGTCCGGCAGCAGCTCCATGGCCTTGTAGAGCAGCGCGTCGCGGATCGCGTACTTGCGCTGCAGCCGCAGGTCCTCACCGAGCATGCGCTTGTCGATGTACAGGTTGGCGAGGTCCGTCACCGTGTCCCACCTTGCCGTGTCCGGGATATCGGCGTAGGAATACCGCCCGGCCGCGATGTCGCGCGCGAAGTTCTTTTCGAGCGCCGTCGCGCCCCACCGGCGCTCCGCCTTGGAGATCAGCTTGTCGGTCTGGTATTCCGCCTCGGCCCTCTGCCGCATCTCCTTGGTCGTCCGGTAGTCCGTCACGCCCATGTCGATCTTGACGCCGATCTTGTCGAGCGCCGGTGTCGCGCGGAAGCGGTCCTTTGCCACGCCCTCGGCCGCCACGGTCGTCGCCCTCGCCGGGGCTTCTCCGTTCCGGTATGCCGCTGCGTCCGCGTCCGCTCTGGCCTTCTTGGCTGCGTTCAGGCGGTTCGCCGCCTCCTGCGGGGTGTACATGCCCTGCTTTGCCGCAAAGTCCGTCTCCACGGCGCGCCAGCCGCCGTTCTTTCGTGGCTCCACGCGCCAGCGCTTCCCGGTCACGGCCTCCAGCAGCTCCACGGCCTGCTTGGGCGACAGGTCCGTCGTCTGCGAGTAAAACGGCACATCTTTGCCCCATACAAACCCCTGCGGCATGGCGTTCGTCTGCTGCTGCACCCAGTCCCGGAAATAGCTCTCCGGCGGCGTCTGCTGCACGGTCCCTCTCTGTTCTGCCGCAACTGTACGCCCGACTCCCTGCACCATCTCCCACGCATGCCGGAGGAAACTTTCCGCACGGGAGCTGTCTCCCATCACTCGGTCTGCATACTCGTTTACCCGCTGCTCCTTGAGATTCGGCTTTTGGTCGAGCTTCTCGCCAAAGCGTTCGGCATAGTCCTCTTTAACTACTTGCCGGATGTTTTGCAGCTCCGTTGCAGCCACGCTTCGCGCATCCCCCATGTCCATCTGCGCAGCGATCCACGCAAGCCGTTCCACGCCGACAGAGTCCGTATACTTCTGCAGCACAGCATTCCCGAGATTGTCATACACCTTCTCCCTGGCAAACTGGGCATACAGCGTCCCGGTATCGTCCGCATACCCGAGCACGTCCTCCGGCTGCGTCTCCTCCCGGTCGCTTGCCAGTTCCTTCCCGCGGATGCCGTTCTCGCGGATGTCCTGCAGCTCCTCCTGCACGGAGAATTTCTGCAGCGTCCCAATCACGCTTGTAAATTTTTCTCCGGATATCTTGACACCGTCGGCGTCATATGCTATACTTCCAATATAGCCGCCCTTGTGCGAACCGTCTGGGCTACCGCTTTGGTAGCCCAGCGACCGAAGCACCTGGGCGGCTCTTTTTGCGTCTGTGTACAGCACATCGCTGTCCTCCAACGAGAGTCTGCCCCCATCCTTCGTGTATGCACTGTTTACCTTCTGCATCCCCTCAAACCTGTATCCGCCTTCCGTCGGAAGCAGGTCCAGCACGACCTGCACGGCTTTCCCATTCTCTGCCCGGACATCGCCGAACATGACGAGCCGGGTGTTTGCGTTTTCTGTGTCTACCGCTCGGCTCGCCAGCACGATTGCGGGGTTTTCCAGCACCTGCGGGAGCGCCTCAATGGTCTGCAGGCTCATCTCCTTATGGGTTCGCATGATCTTGGATATCTTCCACCCGTTCAGGTAGATGTTCCCGTCCTCTGCCCCCAGATTCTGCAGAATCGGGCCTGTCGTTCCCAATATCAGCCGTTCGTTCCCGTTGCGGCCTCCCCGGTCCCATCTCTCCAGGTCACTCTTGTACTGCTCGTTGATCTCTGCAGAGATGCCTCCTGCCCCACGGTACAGCGTGTTTTCATCCGCGCCCTTCGGCGCGGTTTTTCTTCGCTCCTCCTGCGCCATGCGGTATCGCTCGGACACATTTCGCGCCTCGATCTCTCCCGCCGTGTTGAGGTACATCTCGTAATACGCGGACTGCGGGTTCTCCATCTTCCGCTGGAGGCCAAGCAGCCGCCGGAACCACTCGTTTTTGTAGAGCTCCTCATACAGCTTGTCCTGCTCTGCCTCGTATTTCGCATACCGCTTCCCGGCCTCGCTCTCCGGGTCTGCCGAGAATGTGGCCTCCATCTCGCGGTCAAGCTCGTTGTAGCGGATCACCTTGTTTTGGTCTGCCTTGTCGAGGCTGTTGAGGATCCTGCTGTAAAGCTCCTGCGCGCGGTCGCTTGCCGTGTCGCCGTTCTCATACTCGCGTGCCGCCCAGTATTCCGGGCTGGCTCCACTCTCCCAGCCCTCGATCTGCTGGATCGCGTGCTGGATCTCGTGCAGCATGGTCCCGACTTTCGCGCTGTCTCCCGGCTTGTCCTCGGAGATCGTGATGGTGTTGGTGTTCGGGTCATAGCTTCCGTTCTTGCTTCCTGTGTCGCTCTCCAGCCGGACCTTGACGTCCCGCAGCTCCGGGTACGCCTCATAGAGCGAGTCATGCTGCAGCACGTCCGCAAGTGTTGCGTTCCCGCTTTCTACCCGCTCGCGCAGCCTCGCATACTCTCCGCTCCAGATATCATCCAACTGCTCCATGCGCTGCATTTCGCTTTCGCTGATCGTTCCCTCAAACATCTTCTGCAGCAGGTCCTGATATTCCGCATAGTCGGCATGATCCTTTCGGAACTGTGCATCTCCGCCGCCGCGGTATTCCGCCTCGCTGTTATCGATCTCAAAGCGCCAGCTCTGGCCGTCCATGGCGCGCGTCCATCCGGTCTCCTGCCAGATTTCCTCCCTGCTCGCGCCCTCTTGCTCCATCTGCTCGGCAAACTGCAGCGTCTGCGAGTTCGCCGTTCTGGCCTTCTGCCCGGCAAGAGAAAACCTTCCCTCCGGGCTTCCCCTCGTCTCCTGCGAGGTCTGCGCCGGTTCGGATGCCCGCTCGCTCTGCTGCACTTCTCCCTGCACGGTCTCCGTGAACTGCGTCGCGCCCGCGCGGAACCGGTTCATGCCGGCGTAGGCGTCTGCGAGGACCTCCTCGTAAACGTCCTCCATGCTCTGGTAGGCCCCGCTGTAGCTCTGCACATACTCGCGCGCCACCTGCTCAAATGCTTCCTCGCCGAACGTCTCCCGGACCTTTTGCAGCGCCTGCTGCACGAGGGCCGGGTCTTTGTTTGCCCGGACGTGAAACAGCTCATGCTGCGCCAGCTGCCCGCCGTCGTACTGGATGTCCGTCGCGCTGACGACGGCGCGCTTTGCCGCCGCGTCATACACGCCGTTGATGCGCATCAGCTGATCTCCCCGCTGCATGGCCATCGATCCACGCACAAAGACGACGTCCACGTCGATCTCCGCCCCGGCCTGCTTTGCCGCCCGCATCCCGTCGTCATACATGCTCTCCGGGATCACGGCCAGCGTCACGGCATCCGATCCGCCCCGCACGAGTTGCGCAAGGCTGGTGTCGCTCTGCAGGCTGGCGTAACGGTTCAGCCGTTCCGCTCTTGCTGCGTCTTCGGGCCGTAGATTCGCTCGACGATTTGCCGGACCATTTTCTCCTGCTCCGGCGTAAGCGTTCCGCCGCTCTGCTTCTGCCGCTGCTGCTCCTGCTGCCATGCCTCCAGTCTGCTCTCTGGTACCCAGACCTGCATCCCGTTGGCTGCCTCCATCAAAAATCTCCGTTCTGCCATTGTCGATTCCTCCGGTTTCTGCCGCATTCACGGCGGCGTTGTTCTCCGCTTCCGCGCGGATGGTGTTGACGCCCTGCGCAGCCTCCTGCACGGTCTCCTTCTGTGTCTCGACCTGCGGCGTCCCCTCTCCGTATCTCGCGTTGAGATACGCCTGCAGGTTCGCCGTCGCGCCCTCGTTGATCATGCTCAGCTCGTTGCGGAGGTTCAGGGCCGTCATTGCGTCCATTGTACCATCCTGCACGGCCTTGTCAAGATAGCTTTCGGCCGTCCGGGCCATTTTCGCGATCTCTGCATCCATGCGGCCGGTCATCGCAAAATTCTCCGCATTCTCCACTGCACTGTCCCATGCCTGCCGGATCTGCCGCACATTCTCCTCCAGCGTCTCCGCCGAGAAGGTCTTGGAGTCTACGCCTTCGATGCTCCCTCTCGCATCCGCGATCACGCGTTCGGCATCCGTCCCCCGGTATGCCTTCCCCTCTCCGGTCTTGGCCCAATATGCCTCGGCATCCACGAGATTCCGATACACCGTGTTGTACTCGTTCACGGCCTGCGCCCAGCTTTTTTTTGCCTCGCTGCGCTGCAAGTGGTCCCAGCCGTTGGCGAGCATCAGATCCTCGTCGCCCGCAAGGAATTCCACGGCGTATTTCTCCATCTGGAGGTTCAGCTCGCCGCGGTCGCTCTGCGCCGCCGCGTCGAACATCGTGATGCGCTTGGCGTTGCCCTCGTGGTCGTTTTTTGCCAGCACCTCGGCCGTGTCCGGTCCGATGCTCAGGATCATCGCCAGCGCAAAGCCGGAGATAAACTCATCCCGCAGCTCGTCCCAGCTCAGGTCTGCCTCGCCGGTCAGTGCATAGTCCAGCGCGGCCGAGCCGATCGCAGAGGCCACCTCTTCGAGGCCCTCGCCGATGCGATCGAATGCCGCGGATGAAACGATCTTTCGGATCGTCTCGTTGTTGGTCATCTTGTAGACAAGCTCCGTCACCTTTCCGGTGTCCCCGGCGTCGATCAGCGGGTTTCCGCCGAAAAGCATGTTTGTCCCGTATTCCAGCAGACCACCCGCGGCGAAGCGGATAAACTGCTCGCCTCTCGCGTCCCCGTTGCTCTCTGCCTCGCCGTAGGAGTTGATCGCCGCGAAGCTGCTCGTCACGATGTTGCTGCCCTGCTTGGCCATCTGCGCAAACTTCTCAGCCTTTGTAGCCGCGTTCGTCACAAGCGGTGATACCTGTCGGCTGCCCCCCGCAAAATTAGCCATCGTCCCCGTCGCCGCTCCGGCAATTGTGGAGGCGGCCGCCATTTCCAGCGCGGCCGTTGTCAGGCCGGAGATCTGCTCTGCCGCCCATCGCTCAAATTTGCCGCCGTTCTGCAGCAGGTCGGACGTCTCGCGTCCGCGCACCCAGTCCTGATATTTGGCCTCCTGCCATTCCGGGTTCTGGTAGTTGATGTTTTTCTCGCCGCCCTCGGCGAAGTAATCGCCCAGATCGTTTTCAAACGCGCCGAAGCCATTGAGCAGGCTGCCCAGTGCCTTCCCGGCGTAGCCCCCTCCGTGGACGAGCAGCTGCTCCAGTCCGGCCGGGTACTTCTGGAAAAGGTTGTCGCGCGCCCGCTCCGATCCGCTCGCCACCTGGTCGAGGAAGGAACCCGCCGACATCTCGGGGTAACTGTTGAGCGCATCCTCCGCAGCCTGTTCGTTTGCGCGCAGGCCGTTGGCCTCGCGCTGCTGTCGATACGTCTCCAGCTGGCCGACCACGTCGCTCGTCCCGTATCCGCTGACGGCCCGTGTCGCCGGAGCGTTTTTGGCGTAGCGGTCGAGGGCCTGCATGTATCGGTCGTACTGCTCCTGCGTCATGGCCACGTTTGCCAGATACCCAAAGATCGCGGCGTCCGTCGCCGCCCCCTGCGACTGGCTTGTCACGTCCGCCTGCGGGTCTACATGCTTGCCCGCTGCATCGAGCAGCTGGTCGACGCTCTTGTACTGGATGTTTTCGCGCGTCGTGCCCTGGTTGTAGCGCAGCTCATAGCCAAAGGTGTTTCGATCCTCCGGGATGCCTCCCGCTGCGGCAAGCATGGCATCCTGCTGCGCCTTTCCCGCTGCAGTGTAGTTTTCGTCACCCATCACCGGCCCGCGCAGCGCATCCGTCCACTTCTGCTCATGCTGGCCGAAGCTCCGGCCCTTGACCCCGCTGCGGTATGCGTTGTAGGCGTCATATACCTCGCTCACGAGCTTGTTGTACTCGTCTGCGCTCATGCTCTGGCTGTATGCCAGATAATACAGGCGGCTGGCCACGTCGTCCCACTTTTCCTTCGCGGCCGCAGCGTCCGTTCCGCTTTCCCCGGCAGTCCGCAGCTCCTGCAGCTCCTGCCGGATGGTCTGGCCGTGCTGCTCCGCCGTCTGGTTCTGGTTCAGGCTGTCCGTGAACAGCTTTTCAAGCGATTCCCCGCGGCTCCTCGTCAGCCTCTGGCGGTACGGCCCTGTCTTGTCCATCTGCAAAGCGTTCTCCGCCTGCTGCTGCAGCTGGCTCCCGCCCCGCACCGGCACGCGTGCCTGATACCCCTGACGGATCCCGGCGTCCACGCCCAGCCCCTGCCATTCGTTCGCCTTTCGCAGCTCGCCCCACATGCCGGTCGCAGCCTTGTACAGCGACCCCACATTGCGCACAGCGTACTTCCCCTGCTCCGCGATCTGCTGCACTTTGGACTCTTTGCGCGCCGCGAGCCATTCGGCCATTGCGTCGCGCCCCTCCTCCTGCCGCACCGGCGTAGAGGACTTTTCCGTTTTCCCCGTCTTTACCCCGGTCAGCGCCGTCGTCGTTTTCCTGGCCTGCTCCAGAATCTGGTCTACCTTGATCTGCGCCTGACGCACGGCCCCGTGTCCCGGGGTCGCGCGCTGTGCAGCTTTCTCTGCATTCCGTTTCGCCAGCCATTCGGCCATTGCGTCCCTCGGCATAGGCTCCTCCTTAGTTCACGCCCCAAAGCGAGGCGAGATAGTTTTTCTCCGCCAGCGTCAGATGCCCGGCGTTATAGTCCTGCGTGATCTTGTTAAAGATCGATTCCATCGCCGCGTACTGATCCTCTGCGCTGCGCGGATATCTCGACGAGCTTACGATGTCCCGGTAATACTGCTGCCCCAGCGCGCTGAGCTGGCTTCTGTCTGCAATCGTCGGCGTATTCCCGTCTGTGCCTCCCGTTGTCCCGCCCCCGCTTCCCGATCCGCTCCCGCCCCCGCTGCCGGAGCTGTACGATCCTCCGCCGGAAGATCCTCCGGAGCCTCCGCTGTACCCGCCGCTCTGCGCCTGCACGCCCGCGAGGATGCGCTTCGCATCCTCGCCGCTGATCCCGGCCTGTGCCAGCATCTCCGCGCTCGGCATCTGGCCCAGCTGCAGCATCGTCATTGCGAGGTTATAGGCGTTCTGGCGCTGCTGCTCGTTCTGGCTGTACTTGTCCAGCTCCTGCTGGTATCTCCACTGCTCGCGCTGCCAGTCGGCGTCCTGCTGCGCCCGCATCTTCTGCCAGTTCTGATACGACTGGTCCGTCGTCGGCGTGCCCACGCCCACGCCAAGCACGCTCGACACCTGATCGTCCGCATATCCGAGCTGCTGCCAGCGGTTGAGCGCCTCGTTGATGCGCAGGCTGTAGTCGCTCTGCGCGGCGCTGCCCGCGTTCATCAGTGCCGAGAGGTAGTTGTACTGATCCTGCCGGGCCGTCTGCTTTTCGTTGTGCCAGCGGTTGTATGCCTGCTGCTCCAGCTCCGGGACCTTGTCGGCCAGCTGCGCCTTGTAGTTGTCAGCCGCCTGACTGGCCGCCGCAATGGCCTGCGTGGAGGCAAGGCCGCCCGTCTGCTTGGCGTAGGCTCCCAGCGTGTCGCGCATCGTCCGGTCGCCCTCGCGCAGGTAGGTCTTGCGGTACTCCTGCATGGCCGTGTCGTTTTCGGGGTCCCACTTATAGGCCCCGCCGCTGTTCTCCTGCAGGCGCTTGATCGCGGCGTCCAGCTCCTCCTGATAGGGGTTCTTCCAGCCGGTGTTTGCTCCGGCCCCCTGCAGGTAATTTGCGTACTGGTTGGTCTGCGCCCACTGGTTCAGGCCCTCGCCCGCGATCTTTTCATTTCGCATCTGCTCATAGATCGCTGCCTGTGCGTAGTTGCCCTTCGCGGCCGCGTCGTCCATCAGCTTTTTGTAGTCCGTATCCTTGTTGTATCCGTACTGCATGGCCCCTCCTTACTGCATGCCCTGCTGCATACCCATCTGCTGCTGCATGGCCTGCTGCGACTGCATGGCCATCGCCTGTGCCTGCTGCTGCGCAGCCTGCTCCTCGAGCAGCTTTTTGATCGTCCCCGCGCCGGGGTAATTCTGCATCTCCATCTGCGCCCAGTATCGGATCAGCGTCTGCGGCTCGCTCGGGTTGCCGTAAGCGCCGCTCTGCAGGTGCTGCGTGATCTCCTGCCACATGGCCTCGCGGTTTGCGGCCAGGCCGGACGCGTTGTCGCACGAAAAACGGAACTGATCGTTCCAGTAGAGCTCCCCCGCCTCGTCGCACTCCAGAAATGCCCACGAGTTCCATTCCGTGTCCATCTCATTTTTCCCGTGCATCTTTCGCCGCTCCTCGCAGTATGCGAGCTTGTTGCGGAAGAGGCGCTCGAAGATCTCGGCCCACGCGGCCTTCTTCATAATCTTCTTCGATTCGATTCGGCCGGCAGCCTGCGCGGCGGAGAACTCCTTGGCCTTGCCGGACGTTGCCGTCGTGTCCGTTCGTCCCTGGAACGAGTCCGTGATGCCGAGGATCCGGCGGCTCTCCTCGTAGACGTGATTGAGGTACGCATACGGCCACTCGAGGTCGCCGGTAAAATCAAACTGCTTGACCTGCGCCAGATCGGACTGCGGCATGTACCACAGCTCCTGATCCTGCCCGTCCATGCGCAGGCCGGGATTGTCCGGCATCGCGATCTTCGTGCCCCACTTGCTGATGCGCGTGATCATCTTCCGGCTCAGGTGATTCACCGTGTTCTGCTGATCTTTGATCTTGTCGCAGTCGCTCTCGCCCAGGAACGTTCCCCATGCGGTCACATTCCGCTGCAGCACGACAGGGTAGATGTTCGGGCGATAGTACGGCACCCAGTATTCCGTGTCTGCCTGCGTCTGCGTGTTGTACGGAGGCAGCGTCTCAGGCCCCAGAATCGTCTCTGCGCCGCTTTCTGCCTCCGGCGTCAAACTACCCGCTGCGCCCGCGACTGTCTCGTCCGGCGTAAACTCCGGCTCTGCCGCAGCCGGTTCCGGTGCAGCCATCCCCTGCAGGCGGTTCAGCACGTCCTCGCGGACGCCCTTCTCGCGCAGGTCGGCGATGGTCATCCAGCGTCCTTCCTCGTCCGTCTCCTCCCAGCTGCGCGCGCCGCAGTAGGCGCAGGCGTCCTTTCTCCGCCGCTCCGGCGGCAGCCCCTGCGGATACTCACCGTTTACGGTCGGGCCGACCATCTTCCAGTTTGCCGAGTCCGCCTCGGTCTGTCCGCACTTTTTGCAGCGGCGCAGGCGGCGGCTCTGGCAGTCCTCCAGCTCCTCGCAGACCGTGTCGCCCACCCAGACGATGCGTCCGACGCCGCCGTGCTCGTTGCGGTAGTAGGCTGTCTCCAGCGTGACGAGGTCCTCGGCCGTGCTGGCCTCCTCGCCGCGCAGGCTGGCGTCCTCCTCCGTCTCGTCCGAGACGTCCACGCCGTACCGGCGCTTGACATAGCCCTTGGTCTGCGGCGTGCGGATAAACATGTAGTCCATGTCCTCCGGCTCCTCTACGCCGTCCTGCGGGATGTAGCGCTTGGGATGCAGCACCGTGATACTGTTTTCGCCGACGGTCGTGTGCGTCCGCTGTGCGCTGTCCCACTCCACGAGATACAGCACGCCGCCCTGCACCTTGCAGGTGCGCTCTGCGCGGTCGTTGATGCGCTCCGCCGGCAACCGGTCGAGCTCGTCCAGGAGCATGGCCTCGATCATTTTGCCGAGCAGGTTGTCCTGCTGTCGGCTCGGCGTTACCTTTCCGGTCGGCATACTGTTGTCGATCTCCGATTCGATGTTCTCGCTCGTGATGTTCCAGACGTGTGGCGTTTCCGTCGGCTCGTCGATCCCGTTTTCTACCAGCGGCCGCATCGCGTGGCCGCCCTTGTACTGCATCTCGCGCGCGTCCATCTTGTCAAGCTCCCCGGCGTAGGCCTGCAGGTTGCGGTCCAGCTTGTCCTGCCACTTGTGCAGGGTCTTTTTCTCGTTGTCCATGTTGCCTCCTTAGTGCAGCGCACTGCCGACGTAGTATTCAATGGCGAGGCTGTGCAGCGCCCACTCTCCCGTCGCCTCGATGCGGACCCGGAAATGGTCGCACCGGTGCGGCACGACCGGCAGGTAATAGCTCCGCTTGCCCGCTGCGGTCAGCGTCGCCACGCTTTTCCACGTCCCGCTGCTGTCGTACTGGATCTTGACGGTCACGCTCGCGCCCGTCAGGCTCAGCCGCAGCAGCAGCTTGCTCACGGCTTTCCGGTTTGGCGACTCCATCGTAAAGTCCGCAAACTCCACAAAGCTCGCCACGGCCGCCGTGTTTTCTGCCCACGGGCCGCCCGGCCCCTTGAGCGTCGTCAGCGCCTTGCCTGTCGTCATTGCGATGATGGACGGCAGCAGCGTCTCCGCCCCCTCCGTCAGGGCCATGCTGTCAATGTTGGGGCTGTCCTCCACGGTCCAGATGCCGCGCAGCCCGTCGTAGTGGTATAGCCTCTGCGGGGCCGCGCCCGGCTTTTTGAGCTGGATGTAGTAGTCCGTTCCGTCGCTCTGTGCGAGGCCGCCTCTGTACTCACCCGGCCCAAAAATCTGCTGCAGATCCTGCGGGTAATCCCCGTCGTAGGCCATCATGCCCTGCGGAGAGTAGTAAAACAGCAGTCCGCCCGCTGCGCCGAGGCTGTGCTGCATGCCGTGCGCCACGCCCGGTGCGAGGATCTCGCTCGTCTGGAATGTCGTGGCGTCCGCCCCGTAGATCCGCAGGATATAGCCCTCGCGGAAAAACGTTGGGTAATGCCAGCCGACGCCGCCCGTGATCTCTCCGCGGGTCTGCAGCTCCACATACCAGCTGTCCGTGCTCAGCCCGTCAAAGACGTAAAAGTTCGTCGGGTCTCCGAGCGCGCTGGCAAAGATCTCCTTTTTGTCCGCGCCCCACAGCCTGTTTTCAAACTCAAAGCACACGTCCATGTCCGGCACGCTGCGCCGCAGCGTGATCGTCCCCGTCTCGCTGTACGAGGTCTGCTTCTCGCCGCTGGCGCTTAGCGGGATCTTAAAGCAATAATCGGAAAAGGCAATGCTCTTTGAACCGATCTCGCGGATGATCGCGATCTTGTTGTTGTCCGGCTCCGTGGTCAGGCCGTCGATCTCCACGGCGTCTCCGGCCTGAAATCCTGCCTTTGCAAGATCGGCCGATGCCGGGAGATTGATCGTCAGCGTATTGGCCGTGGCGGCGGCTCCGTAGATCGTCCCGTCCGAGATCGTGATCTTGGTCGCCGTCAGCTCCGCCTCCATGCTCACGAACCACGCGCCCATGCTGCTGTCCCACTCGTCGCCGGTCCAAACGAAGAGCGACCATTTCGGGTCCTGCGGATCGTTATTGGTGTTGATGACGTATGCCGTTCCCTTTTCGGCGCTCGTCGGCAGGGCTGCCGGATTGGCCGCCGTCCCTGCAACGGTGTATTTTGCCTGCACCAGCTTTTTCGCGGGCATCAGCACGATGCGGTCCCCAAAGCGCACAAACTTTGTCTCGCCTGTCCCGACGTATGCGACCTTGAGGTTGAGCAGCGCCCGCTTGTACCACAGCCAGCCGTCCGCATCGACGTACCACATCGCATGGTTGTCAAAAAACATCTCCGTTGCGCCGGTCAGCGTTCTGCCGTTCCGGCGCTTATCTCGAGAGCGCAGCAGGGGATAGTCCCGCGCGCTCATATTCTCCATATCATAGATCTCGCCGTTCCCGGCGTTCGGGTGATGCCGCAGGCCGCCGAACTGCACCTGCTGCGACCGCGTGATCCCGGAGCTATAGGCCATGCCCGGCAGTCTACCCATTCTGTCTCCCCCGTTCCAGCCGCTTTTTCGCGGCCTGCATCTTTCGCTCCGCCATGGCTGCCCGGTCGCCAGTGATCGCGTCCATTTCGTTTTCGACCTGACAAAATAGATATTCAAGCCCGGCCATCAGCTTGCTGTGCCAGCGGTTGAGCGCGGCCGTGTCAGCCGCGGCGTTGCCGGTCAGCTCCGGCGGCTCTCCCGCCAGCTGTCGGATATTTTGCAGCATATTTCCCTCCTGTCTCAAAATGGGTTGCCCCATTTGCCGATCAGATAGGCCCGCTCCGTGGCGTCGGCCGATCTGTAGTCCTCCCATTGATCCTTGTCCCATTTGACGCGCTTGTGCCGCGTCTCCACGGTCGCCCGCTGCTGCTGGCGCACATAGTAGGTGATCGCCAGCGCCATCACGCAGTCGTCGTGCGCGCCCTCGACCGCCTCCGGCCGTCCCTTGCTGTTGCGGGCAAAGGTCAACATCTCGTTGAGGCAATCCTCATCGTCGATCAGCTCCGGATGCTCACGCATGATCCCCTGCAGCTCCGCGATGATGACCGGCCGCGTCAGACGGTCCGTCTTAAAGCCGAGCGCCTCGCGCACCACATGCGTCAGGCTGTCCTCGACCTGCCGCACGAACTGCCGCGGATACCGCAGCCGTGAAAGCTCCTTGATTGGATGTGTCGAAAAGTTGGCCTCGATGCCGACGAGGGCCTGATTGTACCACATGCCTAGGCACCATACCTCACGGGCAAACAGATCCTCGTCGGTCCTCGTGCGGTACTTTGCCACGAGCCGCCCCGTGCTGTTATCGATGACGCAGGCGACAAACCAGTCCGAGCCTTCTCCCGCCGTGTCTGCGCCGATGACGTAGGGATGCCCTGCCTGCGGCTCCTCCCAGACGAGCGTCTCGCCGTCTTCCGCGTCCGTAAACGCTGCGTCTGTGATCGCGGTCTCGTCGTAGCGGTAGGCAAATCTCCCGCGCCGGATCGGCTTTTTGCAGTGCAGCAGCCGATCCATCAGGATGGCTCGCCAGAAAATCGTCTGGCTCAGCACGCCCCACTGCCCGAGGCAGTATACCTGATAATAATACGGGTCCGTCTCGCGGAATGCCTCCAGCGTCAGGCGGTCCTCCTCCGGCAGAAAGCGGTTGTCCTTGTACGTCGTCCGGCTCGTCACGACGCGTGCGTCCTCGCGATCGAAAAACCGCTTTTTCAGCCAGTGCGTAATGGAGATCGGGTTAAACGAGATGATGATCTGCTTGTAATATTTGCGCTCGCCGCGGAGGCGGATGTCGAGCTGGTTGAAGTCCCCCTCCAGCAGCTCGCTCGCCTCCTCGATCCAGATGCCCGAGATATCGTGGATGGACTTGAGCTTTTCCACGTCGTCCAGTCCGGCGAACAAAATTTCGCTGCCGTTGGTAAACGTGATGTACATGTCGCCGCTCTTGCCTCGCGGGATCATTCTGATCGCCGGGCCGTAGTACTGCATGGCCTGCGCCTTGAGCTGGTCAAAGCAGCTCTCGCGCAGCGTCTTGGCGACCTTGCGCACCACGAGCATCCTGTGCCCCGGCTCCGTCGCGCAGCGCTCCAGCACCTTGCGGCCTGCAAAGATCGACTTGCCGCTGCCGCCGCCGCCCATCAGGATCAGGTGCCGGTGATGGTCAAAAAACAGGGGCAGGAAAACGGCGTTGTTGCTCTCGCACAGCTGCTTGTACCACAGCGCAGCCTGCAGCGCCTTGTCGTCCATTTTCCTGCCCCCTCTTTACTTACTTACGCTCCATCAGGAGAGCGTGCTGCCGAAGGCGACGCCGCCCACCGCGAAAGCGCGATAGTCGTAAAAGCCGCCGGTAAATCTGGAATTTCCCTTCCACGTATTTGCATCGTTCGCTTCGATCTCGCTGCGCACGGTCAGCGGCTTGCGGTTGATGTTGACTGCGCCGAGGTTGCGCTTGTTGTACGCCAGATCGGCGAGGATCCACGGGTAGCCGCTCGTGCCCATGTACGGGACGAGGTACGGCGTCACGATGACGTTCCAATTGCCGAACTGGTAGTTGTACTTGTTGCCCGCGGCCGTGCTCGTGTCGTGGTACGCGCCCAGCACGCCGAATACGTCGGCCTTTGCCTTGGCGTCGTTCGGGATGATGATGGTGTCCGGCGCGAGGTTGCCCACGTCTCCGCTGTCGGTCTTGAGATTCTGCATTGCCGTCGCCACGAGACCGAGGTTTGCCTCGGAGAACGCGTTGGAGAATGCGTTGCTCTGCGTCTTGCCCGTCTTCTTGATCTTGTGAGCCTGCGAAAACAGCTTCACGTCGTCCTTGGCCGTGAGATCGAACGTCTCGACGCCGACCTTCACGGTGTCCTTATTCTGGATCGCGTTGCCGAGCAGGCCCCAGAAAAAGTTGTTCTTGGCCCGGCGGAAGTCGTCCAGGAACTGGATCGGCTGACCCTTGAGCACGCTTTCGAGCTTGTCCTCCATCATCTCCATGGAGATCGAGAAGCTGCCCTTCCACGTGATCGGGCGGAAGGTCTTGAAGTAACCCTGCTCGATGCCGCCCTGCGGATACGCGCCGTTCTCGCCAACCGGCTCAAAGCTGTTGCTGCCGGTCAGGCCGCCGAGCGCCGTGCTGGCCGTCGTGATCGGGATGTCCACGAAGATCTCCTCGAGGATCTTCGCCTCCTCCGAGTTCATCCACGCCTCATACTCTCTCTCCAAGAGCATGCGCAGCGGAGACTGCAGCTCGCCGAAAAGCGCATTTGTGGTGTTGCTGGCTTCAGATACGATAATGCCTGCCAAATATTTCCCCTCCTGTCTCTGTTAGCCCGTGCTCGTCACCGTGCCCGGGCGAATAAATCTGCCGCGGACCGTGTCGCCGATCGCCGTGCCCTTGTAGCTCACGACCTCAAAGACGCCGTTTGTCGTGGTCGCCGTGGCCTTGGAGCCGGTCGTGTCGATCGTCACCATCTGGCCGACGGCCGCGCCGGTGTTGGCCGCGCTCCACTCCGTCTCATAGATCGTCTCCTCGTGCACGCGGATGCAGGGGATCACGTCCCCGGCAGCCACCGTGCCGCCGTACATGCTGATATAGTCCGGTCTCGTTGCGCCGGTGCACTTTGCAAGCTTGCCGCTCGTGAGCGTCAGCGCCATGCCGACGGTGCATGCCCCGATGGCGGATGCCTCGAGGTATTCCCACGGCTCAGGCTGACCGTCGCGGTAGCTCTGCGGTAAAAATGCCATTTGTCCTCCTTCCGGCCGTTATCCGGCCTTGTGTGTCTTGTTGTAATGTGCGGAGATCTCCGCATCCGTCGCATTGGGGTTGAGTGCCTTGTAAAAGGCCTTGACCCCTGCCGGTACGGGTGCCGGGGTGTCTCCGGTCGTCTGCCGTGTCCGCTGCTGATGCTGCAGCCCGGCCGCAGCGTTTCTCGCCGCCTGTTCTCCCGCCGCGCGCTGGCCGCGCTGCAGGGCATCAAAGTTTGCCAGCCGGTATGCATCGACGTAGTTGTTGCCTCGGCGTACCGCATCGGCAAATTTGGAGCCGGTCTCCATCGCCATGATGTCGTCCAGCGACTTGATGGCGGGATTCATCCGGCGGATCTCCGCCAGCTCCGTCTCGCGGCGCTGCGAAAACTCCTGCGCTCCGGCTCTCTGCTCGGCTGCCTCGGCGCGCTGCTGCGCCTCCTTGGCTCCGCTGAGGATCTGCTGGATCTCCGGCGACTGCATCAGGGCCTGCTGCAGCCCCTCCGGTGTCAGCCGTCCTGCCTTGAGGTCGTTTGCCAGCTTGGCGTTGGCCGTGGCGGCCTGGAATGCTCTCCAGTCCTCCATGTTTTCCACGGTCTTGCCCGTAAACGGGTCCTTGATCCCGGCCTTGCCAAAGACCTCTTTCTCCCACTTTTCCCGCTCGGACGCCAGTGCGGCGTCGATCGCCTCCCTCTGCTCCCGCTCTCTGCGGGCCGCAGCCTGCTGGCGGCGGGTCTCCTTGTCCTGCGGCTGCTGCGCCTCCCCCTGCGGAGCGTCCTCCGCGTCCGGCTGCGTCTCTGCCGCGTGATCTTCCGCTTCTTCGGTTTCCGCAGGGGCGGCGACCTCCTGCCCGTTTTCGCCTGCCGGAGTCTCGTCAGCGTCAGGGGCGGCGGCTCCCTGCTCGTTTGCGCCTTCTTCGGGCTGCGGCAGCCCAAACTTCTGATACCAATCCATTGTGTCCCCTCCTGCCCCTCAGGGCGTCACTTGTTGCTGCCCGCGTTGCCGCTGAGCTTCTTGCCTGCCGTCATGCGCAGGTCCGTGCCGGTGTGGATCCGGCTCTGATCCGCCGTCGGCTTTTTTGCAAAAGGTGCCTTGACGTACTGCTGTCCGCCGTGGCCGATCTTGCCCGCGTAGCCGTCTCTGCTGTCTGCCATGCTGTCCCCTCCTCTCACCGGTTTTGGCCATTTTACCCCAAAAGCCGTGTTAGTTACCGTCAACTTGTACTGCCGTGTAAGCGCGCAAAAAGAGCGCCCCGCGGTCTCCCGCAGGGCGCTCTCTTTCCGGCCTTATTCGTTTTTTTCTTCCGGCAGGCCCGCCACGCTGGTCAGCAGGCTGAGCACGCCCGCCAGCGCGGAAGCGCTGGCCACAACGGCCCAGTTTACCTCGCCGAGCACGGCGCTCGTGCCGATTGTCGCCACGGCCGTCTGCGCCACCGTCTTTACGGCGCGGATCGCGGCCGCCTTGAGCCACTTTTTCCAGTTCCTCATGGTTTTCCCCTCCTCATTTGATGCCCATCCTTGCCAGCAGCCACGCGACGACCGCGCCGACTGCCACGAGGATGATCTTTTCCACGACCTTTTCCCAGCGCTTTCCGGGCGCTGCCTGCAGCATCTCGATGCTCTTGCGCACCGCCTTGATATCCTCGCCGCTCTTGGCCACGTCCCTCCGGATCGTCTGCTGCCCCTGCGCCATTACGGCCACGCTCGTGGCCAGCTTGTTTAACGCCTTTTGATCCTGCTCCAGTTCGTCGATCCGGTGCGTGTTGCTCTTGCTGCGCTGCTCCGTTTCCGTCAGCTTTTGGATCAGCTCATCCTGCGTCACCGCCTCACCGCCTCTCCAGATACTTGAGCTTTGCGTACCCGGTCGCGCCCGCTGCGTCTATAACGTACAGCCACTCCCCGGTGTGGTACCCGTAGCAGCTGCACTTGCTGCCGTCCGGCATCACGCGGATGCTGGTGTACTGCGTGCCCGGTCCCTTGCGCAGGTTGAGCCCGCCGTTTGCCCGGACGGCGTAGCTTCGCCGGTATCCGGCCGTGTACTGCTTGGGCGGCTGCACCTTGTTGTCCGGCACGACCGTCGTGCCGCCGGAATACACTGCCTTTCCGCCGGGACCGTATACGCTGTAGCCCGTCGGGCAGGCCGCAATGGCGTTGCTGAGATCGCTGTACGCCCCGATCTGGCTGGCTGCGTCGCCCCAGCTCTTGCGGATGCGGTAAATTTCCTTTGCGCTCGGCTCCGGCGCGGGCTGCGGCTTGCCCGCCAGCAGCTCCGCCACGCGCCGCCGCAGCATCCCCATCGTGTAGCCGTGCCGCGGCCACCAGTTATCCGGGTCGTTGTGATCGGAGCCGTAGCCCCGCTGCCCGGCCTCGTTGTGGCTTACGATCTCCGTGATCGTTGGATAGGCCCGCATCAGGTGGGCGCACAGCTCGGCTGCAAGCTCAAACGTTTCGCGGCAATAGTCCGCGTCTCTGTGGTCGTCCTCGCAGATTTCAAACTGGATCGCGCAGTCGTTGTAACTGCCCTTTCTGCCGGAGCCGACGCCCCAGCACCGCCTCTTCCACGGCAGCGTCTGACATACCGCAAGGCTGCCGTCTGCCAGCTTGCCGAGAAAGGCGTGCACGCAGACGTACAGGCCTTCCCGGTTCCAGTCGTTCCCGTACCGGTTTGCACCGAGGACGGCTTTCATCTCGCTCGCCGTCAGCTTGCGCTCCTGCGGCTGATACTGCATCAGCCCGGCCGTCTGCCCCGGCGCGGGCTGCACGTACCGGCTTATACTCGTGTTGTTGGCCGCCGTGCTGTGCACCACGATCTTGGTCGGCGTCATAAGCCTCCCGCGCTGGTAGCACTCGTTTGCCACCAACAGGCACTGATACTGCTGCATCTTGTCCTCCTCTCGCGCTTACAGCGCCTCAAAAAATTCCTCGTCCGTAAGGCTCTCCGCCTGCCCGGACCGGATCGCGATATACCGCCGTATCCCGTCGGTGTACCGCATTCCCTCCTCAATCTCCATACCGGGTACAAAGTAGATCATGCTGCTACCTCCACATAAATTCCCACCAGCTCCGCCAGCGTGTTATACACCGGGTTGCCGGTATCGCGGGTGCACTTGTACAGCACGCCGCCCTGCGTGTAATACTTGCCGTTTTCGAGGGCCATGTTGCCCTTGTAGGGGATCGGATCGTACTGCGTCCCGTCGTGCTCCTCGTCGATGCGGGCGTACAGGCTTTCCGTGCCCGCTGCGCCCGGCACCCACGTTGACTGCGACGTGTGCGCCTGCAGCACCTTATACAGCTTGCCACCAGATACCAGCTTATCTCCAGCCGCATAAGCCTTGCCATTCTCCCAATCTGGATAAAACGCAATCATCCGCAGTGCTGTCTGATCATCCACTGCCAGCGTGTTGATCTGTTGTTTAATAAGCATCGCACTTACCTCATCAACTGTAAGCGGTCTATGCTTCTCCGCTGCTTCATGCCGGAGCTTTGCTTCTTCCATTTCCGCGATTTCTTCCGCCGTCATGTCGCGGATCACGCCGTTTTCGTAAATTTTCATCGTTTGATCCTCGCTTCACTTCAGATACCAGATTTTTACCGTTGTCCCGGCCGATACCACATTCCCGGTTTGCGGCCCATACCCAAATAACGTGATAGATGTCGGATCGACTTGTTCCAAAGCACTCGTTTTTGACGCAGCAGCACTTGCATAATAGCCGGAGTTTCCCACTTTGGCATAACTCGATACTACGGAGAAAAAATGTTTATCCCCCGGCCTGCTAACATGTGCCCATTTACGCCCTTTGGCTGAGTATATATAAAAGCTGCTACTATCCATGTTGTAACTTGCCGCTTTACCCGCCATAACATTGTAATCCTGTTCCGAATCATCCGCAGTTTTACGGTATACAGGTTTGCTCCCTTCCTCGATCAGGATGCATAATTCTCGCCAATCCTCCGGCAGCCCGTCCAGTTGGACGTATGCAACGTCCTCCGGTATAGTCGTACTCGTGTGCACCGTCCAGCTCGATCCGCCTCCCCCGCCACTCGGCATATCCACCGGCTCCCACTTGGTCGGCTTGCCGTTTTCGTCCACGGCGGAGATTTTGGCGATCTGCCCGACCGTCGCGCCGGTTACGCCGAGGGAGAGGTCCGTGCCGGAGTCGCCCTTCTGCGCCATCAGCTGCCATTCTCCGTCAATCCCGGGGATAGCACCGGTAGCAGGGGTATCAGAGGCAAAGATATAGCTGCTCCCCTCGTAGGATACCGCATCCAGCTTGCTGTACAGCGTGACCTCTGCCCATTCGCCGCGCCAGTTGATGGCTGCGCTACCTGCCCCAACCTGCTGCCACACGCCGACGTAATCCGTCGCAGACATCCCGTATATGACAAAGCCAGCGCCGATAGTCGTTGCCTGATTGAGCTGGATGACGGAGCCGCTGCTCACGGCGATCAGGTTGTTTGCCGTGAGGCTTCCGCCCTCGATGGTGACGGTACCGGAGTATAGCTCTGCGCCGTCTCCTTTGGAGATGCACATCCAAACTGTGCCGTCCTGCGGCAGCTCGGCCGCTGGGATGCCGATATAGCCGGCTACGGCGCTCATCTTCCGCAGCCCACCGCCGGAGCTTCCGCCGGAGCCGCCCTCGGGGATCGTGATCGTCAGCGCTTCTGAGCCGTCATACGTCCCGGTTACCGCGCCTGCAAACGTCAGCGCAGCCGGGTTTTTCAGGGCCGTCGGCAGTCTATTTCCCCACGCTGCATTTCCATCCGCTCCGACCTGCAGCAGCTTCCCGACGTCTGCTGCCGCGCTATCTGGCAGCAGCTTGAGCAGTGCCTTTTGCGCCGCCATATACGCCGCCACCCATTCCGTGGCCGGGATATACCCGATCAGATCATTGTCTCCGGTGTAGGCCTTGATGAGCTTTTCCGTCGTCCAGCCGTTCGCGCCGTCTGCGATCGGGATCGCTCCCTCGGCTGCGTCGGCCATCTCCGTCCCGAGGTTGCCCAGCACCTCCGGCAGCTCTGCGCTGCTTCCGGCCGGTCCTTGCGGCCCGGTATCTCCCTTATCGCCCTTTTCGCCCTGCGGCCCCTGCGGTCCCTGCGGCCCGGTATCTCCCTTTTCGCCCTGCGGCCCCTGCGGTCCCTGCGGCCCGGTATCTCCCTTTTCGCCCTGCGGCCCCTGCGGTCCCGCCACACCTGCCGCACCGGTATCTCCCTTGGCCCCCTTGGCCGCGCACAGCTCCCACAGCTCGTCCACGCCCGGCTCGTCTCCGGCCGTGCTGGCCTCCTCGGCCGCCCAGACGTAGCTGCTCCCGCCGTGCTCCACGGCATCAAGATGCGCATAAGTCGCGGTTGCATCCCACGCCCCGCGCCAATTAAACGGCTTGCCATCCTTGCCCGGCTCTCCCGCTGCGCCCTTGAGGCTGGCCAGCCACTCGGCCTCCGTGCCGGTGTAGCCGTGCGCCTTGGCGATCCCGTAGGCGCTCAGGTAATAGCCCTGCTCCACGGCCCTGCCGTAGACCGGCCGGATGCACTTGGCAATGTGCCGCGCCAGATCGTTCCACGCGGCGTTGTACCGCTGCATCGTGTTGGTGTAGCGCTCGTACTCGCCGTTGGAAAAGTCGACCTGTGCCTCCATCCACAGCAGATAGATCCCGTCGTAGGGATACGGCGCCGCCAGCGCCTCGGTCGGCGTCGCCGAATACGGCGTGATCTCGCTTAAGGCCAGCAAAAAGATCTCGTGGAGGATCTGCCCCTCTACCTGATTGAGCCAGTCCAGCAGGATCGTGTCGTCGATCTCCGCCGGGACCGGCTTGAGCTTGCGCAGCCGCTCAAACAGTACCGTCGCTGTCATGTGTCCCCTCCGTCCCCGGCAGCTGCATGCCCTGGATCTCGCGCAGCAGCGCCAGCTTGTCGTCCATCGTCATCTCGCCGCCCGTGATCGCGGCTCTCGTCGGCGCGTCCGTGCTGATCTCCCGCCGCTCGCGCCAGTCATAGTTGGCCTGCAGCGCAAATTTTGCGCCCGCTGCGGAGTTTTTGTCCTCGAGCCGCTCCTGCAGGTACGTCTCGATCACCCGCTTGGCCTCGTCGCAGATGTCGTGCGTCTCCTCAGCTGCCAGATACTTGCTCCACGTCTGCCGACTGATGCCCAGCCGACCGCACAGCCCCGTGATCGTCGGCGGGCTGACCCAGCTCGTCCTGCTGGCTGGCGTCCCGTCCTCCGTCACCACGCGCACAAAGCGCGTCGCCGGGTGTCCGTACCGATCCAGCTCCGGCTGCCCGTCGTCGTCCAGCACCGGCTCCTCGCGGTATACCGGCTCCCGGTAGCGCAGCGCTGCAAAGTATTCCTGCACCGCGCGCCGGAGCGCTGCGGGCTTGTAAGCCTTTTTTCGGCCCATGTGCATCCCTCCCTGTTTGCCGTTAGGATACCACGGTAGCCGTGTTAGTTGCCGTCAACTTTTGTGCCGCGTTACCATGCCTCATACAGCCGTTTGCGCGCCCGGTAGAGCGTGCTCTCGCTGACGCCGTGCGCGATCGCCGCCGCCTGCACCGTGCTCCTCCCGCAGCACCAATCGCGCAGCGCCTCCGCATACGCCTCCTCGCCGTAGGCCGCCTCGAGCAGCTTGGCGTCGACCCGTTTTTTGCCTGCCTTGCCCATATCCTCGTAGCTCAGCAGCGTAAAGTAGATCAGGCCCTGCCGCCGGTACGGCAGCCGGATCCCGCTCATCCGCCGGAAACTCATCCCCTCGCCCTCCTGTGTATGCACGATATCCGCTATACCGTGGCGGCATAGCGGTCCTGTCCCTGCCGGAGCGCCGCTCAGGCAGAGTCCTCCCGTATGATCGGCGCGGCATATCCCATCCGCGCGCGCGTTTGTTTGGTCCGCGCCTGCGCATTCCCCCGCGCGGACCGCGAGTCAACTTTCTTTTTCGAGATTTTCGCCGTTTTCGAGCAGCTCGCGGGCCGTCATTTTGTGTCCGCCGAGCTTTTTGCCGCGCTTGCGTGGCACGTAGCGCAGATATGCCCCGGCCTCGCCCTCGACGTAGCGCTCCTCCAGCACTCTCGCGCCCTTCGGCGCGCGCATCTTGGTGCACAGCACGACCTCGCGCTCCTCCGTCGTCGGCAGAGCGGCTCCGCGGCTGACCTTGTATTTTTTGCGGTCCGGCACACGCCGGACCTGCTTGAGCATGTAGTAGGCGATCGGGCTGTAGTCGTCCTGCCCGCGGAGGCTGCGGATGTTGACGCTCCCGAGCGTCCAGGCGTCCCGCAGCGCATCCCAGCTGAGGCTCCCGTCCGTCTCCATGCAGATATGCACGTGCAGACGCACCAGCTCGCCGGTGTCGCCGTCCATGTCGCTCGCCGAAAGCGTGTAAAACGGGATCACGCCCTTGTCCTTGCGGCGCAGGCGGCGCAGCCAGAGCATCGCCTGATGCTCTGCGGCATCGCGCAGCTTGTCGGGATCGTCTCCGGCTGTCTCGCGCAGCTTGTCGATCCCCTCGTCCGCAAAGCGGAGCGTCACGAGCAGGCCCTTGTCTGCCGTGCAGTTGCAGTTGAGCAGGCGTGCCAGGCGGCGGACTGCCGTGTTAAAATTCTGCTCCTGCTGCCGCGGCGTCGTCACGCCCGTCTTGCGCCCGCGCGGACGAGCGTTGTCGCCGACGTGATACCGCGTCTTTTCCACGACGCCATTTTTGCAACGATAGGTCCGCTCCATGATTTTCACCCTGGTCTCCCTTCCCCCGCCACTGCGGCGCTAGATATAAGTTTTAAGCAAGCCGATAAATACGCGCGTGCGCGCGTATTTAATATGGTATAACGCACTCGTGTGTTTCAAAAAATCACACGCATGCGTTTCCCGTGTGTTCGGCTGTCAAGGTTCCCGTTTGTCGCCCTTCCGGCGGTTCCGGCGAGGCCCGATCCCCCGATCGGCCCCCGCCGCAGCCTCTGGCTTGCGTTCATTTTCTGCGTTTTGTGCATTCTGCACAAAATTCAATTTTGTTTTTGTTCATGTTTTTTCTCGTGCCCTCTTGACATACCACGCAATGCGTGGTATAATACAATCAGTAAATGACCCAAGGGTCAAATCAAAAACGGACAGGCCGAAGGCCGGAAAGGAAAAATCATGGAAAAGAAGAATTGGTACGCAGTACTTGCTAACAGCAGCGATAACGATTGGGGCACCGGCAGCTTTGACTGGTCCGAGGCCGTAGCGATGGCCAAGTCTCGCGGCTGCGAGATGATCGCGGAGATCGACGGCGGCTATGACGAGGACGGCCACGAGACGACCGACCTCATCTGCGTCGCGGAGTACATCTCCGGAGAGGACTTTTAAGGCAGCCGCGCCGAGCCGCCAACCCCACCTGCTCAAATTTGGGAAAGGAGCTAACTACTATGGCAGACATTGAATCCCCCATCCTAAATCCTGATGCCCCCAATACCCGCAATGTCTACACCAAACATTTTGCGTATCTTGGCCCCATGCGGCCTAGCCACCCCGACAGCCTCTACGTCTACACCTGCGCGTGTGGTCGTGGCGCAGTCTCCGCCACAGGCAAGTACGGCGCGGCCGTGTCCACCATCCATTGGGGTGCGGCTGATGCCGATGGCGATCAGGGTGTTGCTGCCGCCACAGATGACCATGGCACGGCCGGTTCCACCGGCTGGCGCGGGGTTGCCGTCTCTACAGGGGCGCAGGCTGCTGCATCCTCCCGCGGCGAGCGGGGCGCTGCCGTCTCTACGGGCAGCGAGAGCGACGCTTTCGCTTGGGGAAATCATTCCGTTGCCGCCGTAACTGGTCATCGTGGGTCCGCATCCGCCATGGGCGAGCAGGCCGTAGCTGTCGCCACGGGATCGTATGGCTCTGCTGACGCCACGAGCGGCCATGGCGTTGCCCTGGCGACCGGATGGGGCGGCATGGTAATGGGTATGCTCGGTTGTGCGCTGTTTGCCGTCGAGCGGATTGACGGTAACATTGTGAGTGTCGCTGCCGGGATCGTCGATGGTGTAACCATCATGCCTAACACATGGTATGAGTGCCATCGCGGCAAACTCTACAAGGTAATTGGAGGCCCCAACGATCAATAATCAAGGAGGGAATCATCATGACCATCAACCAGTACCGAGCCTCCATCAAGGAGGTATTTTCCTACGCCGAGCGCGATTTCTTCGTCTCCGATCTCGCGCTCTCCGAGATCTGGGGCGACGCCCCGGAGGACCCCATCCCCGATGCCCGTCTGGCCGCTCTCGGCCTGATCTGGGATGCCGCGCACCGCACCGTCCCGGAGATCGCCAAAGCCGCCGGGCTCAGCAACCGCGCGCTTGCCGAGCGCTTTTGCATCCCGTACCGTACCGTCGAGGATTGGTCGGCTGCGCGCCGCGAGCCGCCGTTCTACGTCCGGCTGCTGCTGCAGCAGTGTCTCGGCCTGCTGCCCAGCCCGGATGCCCTCGCCCCGGCTGAGTCCGATCCCCCCGAGGAGGATTGACCTATGGGCAAATATCCCATCCGCCTGATCGGCACGCCGGTCGTCCCCGGCGATCTGGACTATGACATGGATCCCCCGGAGTGGCACACCCCGTGGTTTGAGGCGGACGCCCTCGATGCAGACGGCCATCATCACAGGATCTACTGGCCCATCCCCAACAAGACTAACGAGTGGCTTGTCGGGCACCTGCTTACTGTGGACGACCCGGATTTCGGCGACGTCTGCGACTGGCTCCACCCGTCTCTGATCCTGTGCTACGAGGATGCTCTCTACCCCGACTCGTCTGCTGTTGACGTCACCGCCCAGGTCTCGGAGGTCGTTGTCGACGCAGGCGTGATTCCTATGGGGCATGGCCGAGTCGATCTCCATGGGCAGCACATCGTCCCCGTCCCTCGCAGAGGGGTGTATGACCCGGAGCTTGCCTGCTGCATCGGGGATAACTACTTTGATCACAGTATCCGGCATCTCGATCACCTCTACCTGTATGAGGCCGTTAATGACACTTATTTTACCGCCACGGAGGACGACCGCGTCATCTCCGTTATGTCGGAGGCGCAGGCCAAGGAGTGGGCACGCGACCAGCTCTATCCCAGGGATTACGATGCCCTATGCGATGGCCTCTGGTGGTGTCCCGTCTAATCTTGCCTAATATCCTACCACCGATCCCGTGTAAGTTTCCGTCAACCTTTCGGCCGTTCCGCTCGGCCCCGCATCCCTGCGGCGCTGAGCGCAGCACCCGTCCGGGAGCCTCCTCCGAGGCTCCCGGCTTTTTGTTTTTTTACGGCTGCGGCAAATACCCCGCCGCCCGCATCGCCTCCGTGGAGATCGCGACCTTGGCGTCCATCACATCCTCCCACCCGGCATCTCCGTGCGCCGCCACGGCCAGCCGCGCGTCTGTCGGGCAGTAGGCCCGCTCCTCGTACACGCGCCCGTCCCGCAGGATCACCTGCATCGGCACCGGCTCCGTAAAAAAATACTTGTCCCGCGCCATCTCACAGCCCCTCCGGCAGCGGCGGCAGCCTTCCGACGTTATCGCACCATCCTCGCAGCTTGCCGTATGAGCCGTAGGCCTTGGCCCCGTTATCCCAGAGGTACCTCGCCAGCGCCTCGATCTCGTCGAGGCCCCATCCCTCGAGGATCGGCTCCTCAGCCGCCTCTCGCGCCCGTGCGATCGCCAGCAGCTCCGCCCCGCTCTGTACGCCTCTTGCCCGCGGGATCGTCCGTCCCGCCGCCTCGCACGAGGCGCAGATCCATACCTGCGTTGGCTCCATCTCCCGCCCGCAGCACCGGCACAGGCGCGGCTTGTGCCGCCTCGGCCGGCCGCGCAGCCGCTTTGCGGCCGAGCTGCTCTTTCCCGTCTTTGCCATGCCGTCATCTCCTCTTTGTGTAATCGATCTCCCGGATGTAGGGATGCCGCACGGCAAACGGCACCGTCGCCGCGCCGAAGATCTCGCGCAGCGCGCCGTCCAGCTGCTCCTGCATGTAGTCCTGCTCCGGGCCCGGCCGGAAGGCCGGGCCGAACTCCTCCTTGAGCTCGTTGAGCCTCGTCAGCAGACGCACGATGCGCTCCTTGCCCCATACATCGTCGCCCATCGCCTGCTTATCTCGCAGCGCCACGCACAGCATATCGTGCACGATCTGCGCCCCGGAGTCCAGGCCGATATCCAAATACCGCTGCCGGTCCCGCTGCACCCGCTCCGCATAGCTATTGCCCATCATTGGCCTCCTGTCCGCAGTTGTATGCCATCGTCCGCGACGTCTCGTCCCATGCCCTGCGATCGGCGATCTGCCTTGTTTCCTCGTATAATCTCTCCAGTCTTTCGCGCTCCGCCAGCTCCTCGGCCGTCATGGCCCGGATGCGGTCGCCGCTGGTCACCGGCTCCTGCGCAGCCTCCTTTTCTGGGCTTCCCAGCCATTTGATCAGGCACTCGCGGCATGTGTTTGCCTCACAGGGATAGCCCTGTCCGTGCAGCACGTTGCACAGCCCACTCAAAAGCTCATCCGACTCCGCCAGCTCCTCGTCCGTCATCGCCCGGATGCGGTCGCCGTTTGTCATGGGCTTCGGCGCAGCCGCCTCCAGCGCGGCCGCTGCCGCCCACAGCAGATCGGATACGCTCCGGCTATCAAATTTGGTTGTGCTGATCCGGAGATTGGCATCTCCGAGCGCGTCTGCCGTGTCCCGGCACGCCGCAATCAGTTCTTTCGTGTTCATTTTACTTTACCTCCGCTTCCCGAAAATAAGTTTCAGCGCCTCGATATCGCATAGCACCCATAGCGCGATAGCGGACAAATCCGCCCCATCAGAGGCTCTTAAGGCTTCCAGCGCGCCAGCCCCTGCCAGCCTCGAAAGGATTGCCATGATGTAAAAACAAATCATGCCCACATCCTCGCGCCGCAGTTGGGGCAATAGTGCATGGTTTCACTAATCCTTTTTACGGCAGCTATGCCAGCAACTTCGAATATATCGTCCCATCCGCATTTGGGGCATTTTACATCAAATTCGTCGTCGCCAGTTCCAATGATCCATTTCCCATGCACCACCGGCACAACATCTGCGGCAGGCATCTCCGCGATTTCCCGCTTTGCATCCGTCATTGTGGCAAGTCTGTTGGTCATCGGCTTCGGCGCAGCCGCCTCCTGCGCGGCCCACCGCTGCCCGGCTTCCGGCATAGGCCAGCGGTCCGGCACGGTGACTTTGACCACCACGTCGTCCGGATTTTCCGGCTTTGCTGCATCCTGGATCAGCCCCTCACGCTTCCAGCACTCTTCCAGCGCTGCTGCCGCTTTCACCATCAGCGGCCCTACCAGCACGTCCTGGTATCTTGCTCCGTTGACCTTCAGGCCGGTTTGCACCAGCGCGTGCCCGGCATCGGCCAGCATGCCGATCAGGTCATTCCTCGCCCACGCGGCCATCTGGGCATCAATAAACTTGTTAATGTCCATCACGTTCCTCCTGTTCAACTCCTCCGGTAGTCTTTTCCGGCTCTGCCTCGTCCAGGCATTCCTGCAGGCTTCGGGCTGCTTCCAAAATCAGCAGCCCGATATCGATATCTCGATACACGCTCCCATTGGCCCTTAGGCCTGTTCCCCCCAGCGTGAGCCCGACATCGATCAGTATGTTGATCAGACCGTCTCTCCATCGCGCCTTTACCGCTCTATCGATCGCCTCTCTGATTTCCGTTGTCTAACCTCTCTTTCAGCCGCTCCACTTTGCGCCTGCGCATGGAACTCACATCATCCGCGCAGCAAAACAGCATCTGCATTTGCTCGAGCATGATCTCCACATCGGCGATCGCCTCGGCGATGCTTGCAGGCGAGTATTTGCCGCGCATGTACTTGCACAGCTCCTTCTGTAGCTCGCTCATTTCCCCTATCGTTGCCATGATCTGCAAATCATAGCCATAGGTGTTCATCGCTCTCTTAAGCACTGCCGATTCATCGATGTACTTTTCCATTGTCGGTCCTCCTATTCAGTTCCTCCGCGAGCGCGCGGAAGATCGGGTATGCCTGCTGCGGTACAACTGCATTTCCGAGGGCTCTAATGCGCTCCACCCGGCAGGGAAGCCCATTAGCCACTCTACCCACTCCGGGTTCAGCTGCCCATTGACGTCCGTCCGCAAGCTCCGGCGATTCCCGCCGCCGTGCGTCCCGGTCGAATCTGCCGCACACGGTGTTGTGAATAGCCGTTCCAATGCTATATACTGCGTCAGGTTGCATTTCCCAGGGCTTTTCATCCTGCTCGGCGGTACGTGCTGAAGGCTGTCCTTCACTTCGTTCGCTCTCGGCGTCGGAAGTAAGCCGCCCTTCGGCGATGCCGACGAAGAAAAAGCGGCTCCGCCTGTGCCACGCGCCGACAGCCGCAGCTTCAAAATTAAACACGATGGCGTTATAGCCTTCACGCTCCAGATCCTCGACCACCTGCCGGGCGGCAATCTTGAGGATCCCAGGCACGTTTTCACCGACGACGCAATTCGGCCTAATCTGCCGGATAACGCGGAGCATTTCGGGCCATAAAAACCGCTCGTCTTCCTTCCCGCGCTGCTTTCCGGCCACGGAAAACGGCTGGCAGGGGAATCCTCCGGATATAACGTCAACTGTTCGCAGACCTCCGGTCCTCTCATAAAACCCCTCCTTTGTCAGGGTCCGGATATCCCGCCAGCGCGGGACGTCCGGCCAGTGCTTTTCGAGCACCGCTGTCGGATAATCCGACATCTCGCATTGCCCGACGGTCGTAAAACCGGCCCACTCTGCCGCAAGATCAAGGCCGCCGATCCCGGAAAACAGGCTGAGATGGGTAAGCCCCGCCATCCTGCCTCACCTCCTAAAAAAGTCGCTCCTGCGCGGTGTATTCCGCCCACGCAGCATCCTGCTTTTCAAAATATCCGGGATCGATTTCGATCCCAGTAAAATCCAATCCAAAATCATACGCCGCCCGGCGGCTGCTCCCGCTCCCGAGGTGCGTATCTAAGATCTTGTCCCCCGGCTTGGTGTAATTCCGGTAAATCCAGCGATACAGATCCTCCGGCTTCTGCGTCGGGTGGAACCGGCCGACTATGCCCCCGCTGGATAGCTTTATGATCTTCGCATTATCGTTAAAGCTGCACCAGGCGTATTCGGCCATCGCCATCGTAAACTTTTCCGGGATGTTGGTTTTCTCCCAAACCAAAAAGCACCGGTTCGGCGGCAGCGCAAAATAGTTTCCGCCCCAGATAATCTGCTCCTTGGACACGCGGAAAAGCTCCTCAAAATAATCCTCGCCGGGGGCATAGTCCCAGCTCACGATTTTTTTGCGTACTTTGCTGCCCACTTCCCGCCCGTCCGCGTCACTTTTGAACGCGTCGAAGTGGCTGCCGAATCGAGTTTTTGCTTGTCCCTTAAAGTTACCCCCCCGTCTCCGTAGGGTGGATCGACGACCGCGAGATCAAAGTACTTGTCCGGATATTTCCGCATCACATCCATGCAGTCTCCGAGGAACGCCTGGCTTGTCAATCCTCCATCCACCCTTCTAGTTCATCCTCCTCGATCTTGTACACCGGCTTGATCTGATACCGGCAGTACTGCATCTCGAGGCTTGCACCGCGGCTCTGCTCCCAGCCGGGCAAAAATACCACGAGGTCGGCTGCGCGGATCATCGCAAGGCACACGTCCATGTATACCTTGCCCGGCCATCCCTCCGGCAGCTCCGCAGGGTTCAGTACCTTGTCGGCCCTTGGCGTACCGTAGTAGTGCTCCATGCTGATCGGCCGGTCCTCTCCCTCCCGCAGCAGCATCCGCTTCGCGGCCTCAAACCGCGCTTTGTAATCCTCTACGCCGGTGATTCCACCGGCAATGTATATCGTCATCTTTCCACCTCCACGAGTTTCCCGCCCTTGCAGGCGTACCATGTGTCTTCTTTGATGTTTACTCCGTCGACGATGGCAGTGTCAATGTTAAAAATGACCCCGTTCAGCCGATCGACAGCGATCAGGGCACAGCCGAGCTTGCCCCTTACCATTCCGCCTGTAGCGGTTGTCATGGCCACGCCGTAAGCACTTCCAGCGCTGGCGGCACCAAGCACCCCCGTAGCCACAGCTACGCCTTCCGCCGCCACCACTTTCGCAACCCCTTGATAGCCCGCGGCCAGCGCCACACCGCACTCCCCCACAGCTGTTGCTCTCGCGTGGCGTCCCGTGGCGACCGCTACTCCATTGGTGCCTGATACGCCGGACCATTCATTGTCCTCCAACGTAACAACAACACTGGTCTCCCCATTACCGGCGCAGATATTTCCCGCGGGAGATTCTTCCCGCTTTTTTCTCCTCCACATCACTCCACCTCCACGAGTTTCCCGCCCTTGCAGGTGTACCATGTGTTTGGCTTGATGCTCACGCCGTCGACGATGCCAGCGGCGACGCTCAGAATCTCTTCTCCGTTTGCCCGCTCGATGGCGACCAGCGCGCAGCCGAGCGCGCCTATCACTTCCCCGGCAATCCCGGACGCTATGGCTGCCCCATAGCGCCCCGTGGCGACTGCTTGCCCCCTTTTTGACGTAGCAACAGCTACCCCACGATTTCCTGAGTTGGACGCTTTTCCGGCCGCGCCCACAATGACCGCTACGCCATACTCCGCCGTAGCGACAGCCCGCCCCCGGTCCCCCGTGGCAATTGCCGCCGTCCTGAATCCCGTTGCATAAGCCGCTCCTCGATCCAACAGCGCGACCGATACGCCATACGATGCATCGACGGAAGCTCCGAGCCGTTCTTCCGGAACAGCCTCCTCGCGCTTTTTTGCTTTCTGGACGTGCACTTTCATACCCCTTCTCCTCCCTTTTTTTGGTAGTATCTTTCCCGCGCCTTGGCGTTGATCTCCTCCCGATGGGCCTCCCTATAGGCCCTCGCTTTCGCCAGCTCGCGCTCCCGATTTTGCCTGTAATATTCCTTCTGCGCGCCCGGGTGCTCTGCGCGCCATTTCTTGTAGTATTCCCTGAGCTCCGCCCTGTGGGCTTTATTGTATTCCCTCGACTTCGCCCGTGCCCGCTCCCGCGCCGCCTCCTTCTTGGCCGTGTCACCCCCGACGGGCGGCGGGTCCTTTGCCTTGCGCACCGTCCCGAGCGCCCGGTCCCTCGCGTCGGCCTCCCGGTAGTCGTCCAGATCCATCTCATCGTTGATGCAATCCGGATACGGGCAGGCCTCGCATCGCTTATCGCATACGCTCATTCTTGCGGCCTCCCGATCACCCGGCACCCGCTGCGCAGGCCGTCTCGGTCAAACTCCACGACGTACCGGTTGTTTTTGTCCGGCCCGCTGCGGATCACGCCGACGCCGTAGTGCCACGTCCCCGTGCACACCGCCAGCACCCGCTCGCCAGGCTCCCACTTGTGTCTCCTCTCCATTCTGCGCATCTCCTTTCTGATTCTCGCGGCCGGGCAGCGCCACATCGGCGTGCTCGGCCATTTTGCGCAGAGCGGCGCGTGCTCGATCACGCGCCCCGTCGCCCCGCAACGGAAAAATTTTGCATCGCGCCCGGCGTCCTCCTCCCGGAGATACCGGCACGCGCGGCAGACACACTCACCCCTCACGATGGATCCCCCTCACGCGGGATCCATCATACCAGCAGCGCCGCCGCGCCCAGCAGACCGGCCCCGATCCACGCCGAGGCGCGCATCACGCATACCCCGAGGATCATGCAGGCCATCGCGGCCGTTGCCAGCACCAGCATCGCAACCTTGCGGTCCGCGTCCTGCTGCGCCTGTTTTGCCCGCTTCTCCGCCTCCCGGCATCTGCGGGCCTGCGCTCTGGCCTCCGCCTCCCGGCATCTGCGGGCCTGCGCTCTGGCCTCCGCCTTGCGGTTCAGCTCATCGAGCCGGGCCTGCTCGTGACGCTCCGCGCTGCTCATCCAGTTCATTTCGCTTCTTCCTCCAGCCATTCTTCTGCCCGCCTTGTGCAGGCCTCGGCAATCGTATCGTCCGCTCCGTCGTTGCGGCAGTAGAGGCAGGTGCCCCGCTGATTGTACTGGCAGCTCCTGCACCATGCCGCATCGACGAGCGCCTCCGCCATCGTCGACGTGCTCTGCACGATCCTTGCAAAATTCGTCATTATTTTACTTCCCTTCTACTATTATGGAGAGGGCGGCAGGTATCGAGCCTGCCCTCCGCGGCTTGTGCTCTCGCCGCGGCCGTCCCTTGCGCGCCCTCAGGTCGGGCGGATCACGCGCCGCCCACCGCGCCCTCCGGCTTGAGCCGGAGGGACTGCAGCCGTTTGTAGTTTCGCTCGAGCTTCTGGATGTCGATGCCCCACGCCTTGTAGGCCGCCTCGGTGTTTACATGGGTGGCGTTCCAGCATGGGAGGCCCATGGCATCCATCTCCTCCTTGGCGATCGCCTTGAGCCGGTATACCGTACCGTCGGATGTTTCAAACAGCTCCTTGATATCCTTGTTGCTCAGCTCCAGCCGCTCGTAGTAGAGCCGCAGCGCCGTTTCGATATCCCGCACCTGCGGGACCCGCACCCGCCCGGTCCTCATACCGTCCCGGCCTCGTTGGTCGTCCCGGCGTCCTGCCCGGTAACCATTTGCTTGGCCAGCTCCTCGAGTATTTGTTGTTGCGCGCGGAGCTGCTGCTCCTTGTGGTCGGCCAGCTTGGCCTCCCAGTCCCGCAGGACTCCCGCCTGCTGGTCCAGCTCGTCGTGCTTGCGGCCTATCTCTTCCCAGTGGCGCATCTGCATGTCGCGCGCATTGCGCCACATGCGCTCCTGCGCCTCGGCCTGCCGCTGGAGCCTGCTGCGCTCCCGCGCTGCCAGAGCCTCCTGCAGCACCACCAGTGCCAGCCATGCGCCCAGCGCGCAGATCATTGCGATCCTCATGTCATCGTCCTCCGTTCATATTTGTCATTGCGAGGAGGCCGAAGGCCGACGTGGCAATCTCTGGCCCCCGCGCTCTCTCACTCATTCCGTTTATCTACGGCAACGATCATGCCGTAGATGCAGCCTTTGACTGCCGCCATCTCCGCCGCCGTCATCTGCCCGGCCAGCGTCAGCAGCTTGTCCGTCATCTGCTTGAGGCTTTCGCTCATGCTCTCACCCCCTTACTCCGTGATGTACCCCATCGCGATCTTGGCCGCCCGGCGGAGCTGGCTGCGCGTGCGGCGCATGCGCTCGTCGGCCGTGACCAGCCGCGTCCATGCCTCCTTCTCGGCGTCGCTGTTGACCAGCTCCGGGATCAGGTTGCACCATTCGCATTCGGCGTCCTGCAGCTCCCTCCTGCACTCCCCCGATTCTGCATCCTTGGCCCGGAACTTCCGCATGCCCTCCCGGTCATTGCCCTCTGCCGGATTCGCGGTCGGGTTTGCCGTCTTCTCCGTGCCCTGCTTGGGCTTTTCGTCCCCCTGCTTTTTGGCCTCTTCCGTCATTATCCCCGTGAGCAGCGCCAGGATCGCAACGACGTGGGCGACGTCGTTGCCCCTCAGCTCCGCGCTGTAGGCCTCGAGGATCGTCGACCGCAGCTTCCAGCGCTCGGCCTGCTCCTCTTTGCTTCCCGCCGGTTCCTCCGGCAGCATCTCCAGCATTATCCGGTACTTCTCCGGCATCGCCGGGATCTCGATCTTCTTTTCGTTGTTCATTGCTTTTCTCCTTTCCGGCGCTCATCCGCGCGCCTGTCCGTAAACCTTGCCCCGGCCCTTGTGCCGGGGCCTCCCCGGTCGCCGAGGCCGCTTGACTGTTTTGCTCACCACGACCACCTGACCGCTCTTGTCACGGTAACAGTATCGGCGCATCCAGGTCTCCGGCATCCCTCTCTCCTCCTTTCTTCTTTGCGCTACGTTGTGGCACTATCGTGCCTCGCAGTGTCATCATATCATCCTGCTGCGCATTTGTCAATATGTTTTCGCTACATTGTGGCATATTTTTGTTGACTATTTCCACAGTGTGTGCTATTCTGTCCCTGAGAGGAGGTGAACTCATGGCCGAACCAATCAATGAGCGTATTGCTCTTATTCTTAAAACCTCCGGCCTGACTCAGGCTGAGTTCGGCGAGCGTATCCATATCAGCCGTTCTCTCGCGGGGTCACTCTGCACCGGCGCAAGGCAGCCCTCCGATCGGACGATCCTCGACATTTGTCGAGTCTACGGCGTCTCGGAGCTTTGGCTGCGGGAGGGGCAGGGCGAGATGTACGTCCAGCGGACCCTCCGGCAGGAGATCCTCGACCTCGCGCGCAGCCTTTCGGAGGCCCCGCCGGGCGACCTTCGCCGGGACTTCCTGCTCGCGCTGGCCGACCTCCCGCCGGAGTTCTGGCCCAAGCTGGCCGACTTTATGGAGGAGATCCTTGCCCGCCGCGCCGACGATCCCGGCACCTAGCGCAAAGCCCGCAGCACCCGCTGCGGGCTTTTGCTTTGCCCGATCCGATAGGGCATCTGTAGTGGCCGGGCTGTCCCCTCCCGGCTCTGCACCCGCGCCCCGCACCGACCCCCGTTAAAACGCGCACATCCCCCAAGTTTGTCATTGCGAGGAGCGAAGCGACGTGGCAATCTCGCGGTACAAGTCTTGACGGCCGACCGCCTCCGGCGAATTCGTCCCGGTGAAGGCCGCAGCCGCTCTGCCCGATGCTTCCGCAAATAAAACAAAGCAGCCACCGGTCTGCTAACGGTGACTGCCCTGTTTTGCAAAAAGAAAGGAGATTTTTGCTTCTGCACTGAAAACGAAAGAAAGGATCGATAAACGCTTACTACCCTGCGCCCCTGCCTATATTATAGCGCATCGTTTTCATATTCTAAACGCGAATTGCGCCGCAGCGCCCGAAGAAACTGCAGCAAGCTGTAAAGCTCCGCCTCCGTCAGGTGCGCCAGCTCCCCGATCACCTCTGCCAAAATGTCCATCTTGTTTCCTCCTTTTCCGTCGTAAGGGTTGCCCCTCCCCCCGCATTCTAGCATTTTTGTGCATTTTACACTCTGTTATTTGTGCAATGTGCCGCTTGATATCCCCTGCCGCTTTATGGTATACTGCAAGTGTCAGCCACGTCCGCTCCCTGTAGGGGCATGCCCCTCCCGGCTCCGCACCCGCGCGCCGCACCGGCCCCCGTTAAAACGCGCACATCCCCCAAGTTTGTCATTGCGAGGAGCGAAGCGACGTGGCAATCTCTGGAAGGAGTGTTGCTTATGCCTGATTATCCATCCCCTGCTGCAAAGCGCCGCCGCATTGTGCAAAACATTGTCACGGCCCTGTCCCTGATCCTGTCCGTCGTGCTCATCATCGTCCTCTCCACCGCCGAACCGGATAGCTCCGTCTATCAGCGCGGCTATGATTCCGGCCACGCCACCGGCTATGTCGAGGGCGGAAACGATGCCATAGGCCCCGCCTATGATCGCGGCTACGCCGCCGGGAAGGCTAAAGGCAAGGATATCGGGTATTCCGCTGGCCGGAACAAAGGCTACCTTGAGGGGAAACAGTACATGCAGCCCCGCATCAACGAGCTGGAGAAGGAGCTCAGTGCATATCGCGTCGCCGAGCGGCAGCCCGAAACTGGCCGGGACGCGATGGCAGAATGGCTTGCGGCTCGCGCTTCCGAGCCGACCAGCACATCATACATTGCCAATACCTCTACCGGCAAATTCCACCGCTCGACCTGCAGTTATCTGCCTGATGTAGGGAATCGTGCCTATTTCTACTCCGCCGAAGCGGCCCGTGCTGCTGGTTACTCGCCGTGCGGGCATTGCAATCCCTGACGCACACACATCTCCAGCACGTCCAGTACCTCCCGCCGCCCCTCCGGCGGCAGCCGCAGGAACTCCCGCACGATCTTCTCCTCCGAGGCTGGCCGTCCCCCACAGGCGGCCAGCCTCAACTCATCTCTGGCTCGCTCCACGCGCTTCCTCCCGTCCGGCCGCATCCGCCGGTACTCCCGCACAAACCGGTACTTGATCCATCGCTCCATCCGTCGCGCCCCCTTTGCACCCGCATCGTACCACGCCCCGCCGCGGGAAACCATGGCCGAAACCGGGAACTGCACCCGCTTTTTGCAAAAATCCACACCCAAAACTGCAATCGTCAGGAGGCGACACCATATGCCACAGATCTGTGACCGGCTCAATGCCGTAAAGCAAAAGTCCGGCCTCACCCTCACCGCGTGGGCGGATCGCTCCGGCGTCCCCGTCAGCACGATCTCCCGCATTCTCTCCGGCTGCACCGAAAACCCCGGCCTGCAGACAGTCGTCGACCTCGTCGCCGCTGCCGAGGTCCCGCTGTCCGACGTCCTCCCCGACCTGCTCCCGCCGCCCGAAGCCGCCCCCGCTGCGCAGCCCAGCGATGCCCTCCTCGCCGAAAAGGACGCCCGCATCGCCGCACTCGAGCGCCTCGCCCGTTACCGCTCCCACATCTGCTACGCCCTCGGCATTATCTGCCTTGCTCTGGTCGCCGTCCTTGCCTTTTTACTGGCCTACGACCTGTGCAACCCCCGCGTCGGCTGGTTTCGCAGCTGATGCCCCCAAGGAGGGTTTGCTATGCCGATCACAAAAATACAAAAAAAGCGCGACGGCCTGCAGGGCTATCGCGTCCGCGTCAATTATACCGATCCCGACACCGGAGCCTACCGCCGGATCGAGCGCATCGTCTACGGCAAGGCCGAGGCAGCCGAGAGGGAGCGCCAGCTCAGCGCCGAGGCCAAATCCCCCGCCCCTACCGCCGACGACCGCCTCACCGTCGCCGAGTTTATCCCGCAGTTTCTCTCATACAAGTCCAATGAGGTCCGTAAATCTTCGCTCACTTCGCACGGAGCCCGCCTCCGAAATCATGCACTCCCATTTTTCGGCCCGCTGCGGATGTGCGCCGTCACCCCGCGCCACGTCGCCGATTGGGTCGCTGCCCTGCACGGCAAGGGCCTCGCGCCCAATACCATTTCCGAGATTTACACGATCACAAAATCAATGTTCGCGCGCGCCGTCGAACTCCGCATCATCACAGAGTCTCCCTTCGGGCGGCTCCGCCGCCAACGTAAGGCCATGCCAGACGCCCCGAAGCACGATTTGCAATACTATACCGCAGAGCAATTCCAGCGTTTTTACGCATCGGCAGCCGCAGCCGTTTCCGCCGCCCAAAATCCCATTCACGAACGGCAACACATGATGTTTTTTGTCCTCGCATTTTATACCGGCATGCGGCCCGGCGAAGTCCTTGCCTTGCACTGGACGGATATCGACTTCCCCGCCCGCCTGATCCGCATCCGCCGCACTTATTCCAAGCGGTTTAGGGAGGGGCCTGTCAAAACGGAGTCCTCTGTCCGTGATGTTGGCATCCCATCCCCCCTTTTCGATGAGCTGCAGGCGCACCTCCGTGCCCAGCGCAGCATGCCCGGTTTTTCGCAGGATTTTCTCGTCTGCGGCGGCCCTTCCCATCTTTCCGCTGACGCGGTCCGTAAACGCAATAGTTCCTATGCGGTCGACGCCGGGCTCCCACAGATCCGCCTCCATGACTTTCGCCATTCCCACGCCTCACTGCTTGTTAATCACGGCATCAACATACAAGAGGTCGCGCGCCGCCTCGGTCACTCCAACGTGCAGGTCACCTGGTCCACCTATGCCCACCTCTACCCCCGCGAGGAGGAGCGCGCGCTCACCGTCCTGGACGCCGTCCCGCTCCCGCCCCCGAACACCCCGTGATTTTCGGTGCTTTTTCGGTGTTATCCACCCTATGTGTCATCTGCAAAAACGCCGGAACCATTGTGTTTTCAATGGTTCCGGCGTTTTTATCTCTCTTACAAGAATGATGAATATCAACAACCGATTTTGTCCATTCTTTTCTTTTCTCATCTCACTGCCT